TTATTTATGGTATGTTGGTATGGGTAGGGTGTAGATAGTCGCTTAAATGTATTTAAAAATGTGGTTTAATTTATTAAAACATACCTACATTAAACCTCAACAACTTAAAAAAATATTCGTTTCAATTTTAAGCACAAAAAAAGCCCAATTAAGGGCTTAATTTAGTTGTTTAGTATGTTAGTATTGATTTGTTAATTAAGTAGCTTAAAACAGCTATAAAGTCATCCAATTTATAAGATAGTCCAGTTCTTTGGCTGTTATATCTCTGTCATCATATAAAGCAAAGAAGCAATCCTTTATAGTCATATCTGGAAAGTCATTTTGCCAAACTTTGCAAAGGTCTAATATTTTAAAGCGTCTGTCTCTGGTCATAGTATTATAATTGTTTTATAAAGTTAATTTCGCTGTCTAGTATCTCTCTTTGTCCTGCTGGTAATTCGTCCCAATCATCCAGTAGAATTATCTTTGTTTCTACTAAGCTTTCATAGTCTTGATAGGCTCGCGTAAGTGTATTAGCCAATTCTTTTACATCACTAAAATTCGCCCCGTGAGGGTTTGCATCCCAATCAAATTTAAGAGTCTGTACTGGTATCTTATTTTTGTAAACCTCAATAGAATAGCAGCCCCCGATTGAGTCGTTTAAATTAGCCTTATTAAGACTCCCCTGCATCCAATCCAGTTGCTGGAGCAGTTCCTTTTTAGTTTGTTTTTTGTAGTTCTTAATCTGATAGTCGTTTAAATTTTTATACATCTTAGTTTGTTTTTAAATTGTTATTTATAGTTTGATAAATTCGTGTTCCTTTTGTATTGTAGATATAACCCTTACGTTTGTATATTCATTACTTAATTTATATCTGTAGTCGTTAGTCAATCTAAAATCGACTAACTTATTATTATCATCTACATTAAAAAATAGAAAGTCTTTTTTACTTTTTAATATCTTGCTCAAAATTGTAGGTTTTACTTGTATCATATTGTTTATTTTAATTATTTATATTGTTATATATCCAAAAACCTCTATAAAGCCCCTATCTAAGCTATTGCAAAGTTGCTTATAAATTTTAGTTCTTTTAGGATATTTGCAGTAGTTTAAACCAGCTATATGTTTTTGTCCTCCATCCTTAAAATAGTAATAAAATTGTATTTTTTTAAGTTCCATATTATTTATTTTAATAGTTATTAATTACGAAGCCAGTTGTATCTTTTTTAGCTTTTCCTTTTGCTTTCAGTCCTAAAATAACAGACTTAAATTTCAACATCTCATTATCTGTTTTGTCGCCGTCATAAACTGGGATACCTTTGTATTGTTTTGGCAAATCTCCAGAGAAAACCGCCGATACATTTGCACCGTAATTTATAGCTTCGAATATATCTTTTTCATTGTCTTCCGCTCTTGAAAATGTTAATGTATAATTTTTGTCGTTAGCATATTTTTTTACCTTACCTAAAATTTTGGTATAGTCGTAAAAATGTAAATTTTGATAGTTTGAAATATCAAAAGAAGCATATTTTTTTAATAAGTAAATAAAATCTAAATCGCTCGTTCCGTTTAAACGTATCAAAGTTTGATTTGTATTTTTACTTGCTTTTTTATTTATTTTAATTAATTCAATTGCCAATTGATTAATAAAGGTTTTTTTATCGTGTAAAAAATATTCGGTTTTATTCAATCTCGAATTTATAACGTTTGAAAATGCACCTCGCCCAGCACTAAACAAACAAGATTTTGCGCATCCTTTTGATGCTTTTGGGCAAATGTTTATTTTTTTACTGTTTTGGTTGTAAGGTGCTAAATATAAAATGTAGGTTTCTGAGTCGTTTTTAGCTGTTTTACTATTAGTATTACCTTTTGAAAGTAGGTTTTTTACTGGTTTGTACTGTTTAGTTTCTGTAACCATTTTGTTTATTTTTATTTTAGTTATTTTATAAAGTTTTATAGTCAATATTAACAATTTCAATATCCGATAATTTTACTTTAAATATTTGCTTTTGTCCAAAATGAAAAACAAACATTTTTAAGTATTTATCCGTTAAACTTTCAAGACAATAAAAGTTACCTTTTATAGCTAATTTTTTACAAGAGAATAAAATATCGTTTTGAATAAATTTAGCTCCGTTACTGGCAAAACCAAAGGTATAAATTTCAGTATCCGAAAATTTTGTCATAAATTTAGTACCTTCTTTAAAGTCTTTTTTAGTTAATTTGCTCATTTTCAATGTTTTAAGTTAGTTATTTACTGGGAATTATTTCCCCTCGTACAAATATATGTTTTTTTTATTAAAACAAGGACTTTTTTATAAAAACTTTTACTTTTTACTAAAAACTTTTGTAATATATGAATTGCGCACGCGAATACAATAAATATTTTAAACTACAAAACTTTTTGACTAAAAAAACACGAATTTGCTCAGAATATACTTTCTCAACTTTTTAATATATGGATAAGCAAGTACAAAATTGAATCGCTTAAAACGTCCAAAAAGCACCTTAAAACGGATGCAACATTTTTTTTGATATTTTAGTAAATTTTAACATAAAAGATTTTTTTTATCCAATTATTTAAAATAAATTTGTGCTGGTGCCTTGAAATGAGATGTTAAAATTTTGTTAAAGTTTTATAAAAGACTTGTTTTATTCAATTATTTTTAGTAAGCCAAAACTTCCATACAATTTTTTTATTTAAATTCCTACTAAAAAATCAACTATTTTTATAGAATTACGTTTTATTTAAAATTTACTTTTAATGTATAATTTTAGGGCTGTAAAAAATTGCATAATAAAAATATACGACAAAAGCAAATATAAATTTAATTTAAAATGAATCCAAATAGCTTATTTAGAATCGGTAAAAATAACAAAACGACCCCCATCATATTAAACGACCCCCATCATATTAAACATAGGGTTACCCCATCATATTAAACATCCCCCATCATAACAAAGACGGAAATATTTTTTACCCCATCATATTAAACAAAAAAAAGGGGAGACAAAATTAATTGCATCCCCCATCATATTAAACATAAGATGTTTTTATATTACCTCTTGTGCTAAAACCTCTACACTATAATAATCTTCATTGTAATCTTTATGTGTTTTTAATGCAAATGAATACACAAATGCATCTCTTTCGTGTTCAAACACCTTAATGCTACTTGAATCAATTCCATCTATCCCAAGCTCTTTATACACTAAATATACTTTCATCTAATTGTTTTTTGTAATACCATCTACAACTCTTCTACCATCAACACCATCTATAAATCCAGATTCATATACCTCATTCCTCCACTCGTTCTCGTCTTGAATAGAGAAGTCCTTAAAAGAACCTATAGCATAACTCAATACATCTACCATTCCCTCGTAGTATATTGAACTATCTTTTATTTGATTATGAGTTGCTAAGTCTTTCTTGTCCTTGCATTGCTCTAAAATAGACTCTAAAGTTTGTATTATTTTGTTTACTGGAGTTGTCATAAGTAATTTATTTAAGCAAATATATAAAAACTAAACAGAATAACCTAATGTTATCATCATTATTAAAATTCGTATCACATAAACTCCAGAGTTAACTCCTTGCACTAAATACATTAATCCGTATCTAATCGCATCTATAAAGTGATTAAACTTATCTATTGGTGCTTCCCCTTTATCTTTCCATACATAGTTGTTCAGCTCTCTTATAATACCGTGAGAACCTCTGTCTACTATTATCTCATAATCTTGCATAAGAGCAATACCAGATAAGATACTACCTTTCTTCTTTATAGTTGGCTTTATGTTAAGTCCTAATGTCTTTAGCTCAGATATAAGTCTGGGTTCAGAGTTATCACAGATAATCAAATCCATACCACATTCATTTCTATTCCTTGTAGCTACCTCAGATGTGTTTAAATGGGCTTTTCCGTAGATTTCCTTAACCCAAACCTTTCTTGCGTGTTTATCTACCGAAATCTTCACAAGTGTCGTTAAATCGGCTGAAAATCCAAAATCCTGCCCATAGCAAGTAGTTTCTGTAGGTATAAAGTCTCCAACTCTCCATTTTCTAATAATTGTACCTTCAGCTTTCTCAAGCCAACCTCCTAATATCTGGTGTTGATACTTATCTGGTCTTTTACGCTTCATCTCAAATATTCTACCTAAGAATGACTCTGATAAGTTATCTTTATTGTCCTTGTAGGTTGTGTGTATGTAACTAACATCTCCTTTTTTTAAGTTTGATGCTGCAAGTACATTTTCATTCTGAAAGAACCTTTGATATATCCAATGCTCTTTAGTAGTTGGGTTAAGAATCAGTATAACTCTGTTTTGCTTTGTTAATGAACGTATAGAGAAGTCAATCTTATCAAAAACACTCTCATCTGTAAGCTCTTCAGCTTCATCTACTACAAATGTAGTGATACCGTTAAGGGATTTAAGTGCTGCTGTTTGGTTACCAGAAGATGTCCTAATACCTTTAAATATGATAGAAGAACCAGTTTTTAAGTTCATTATCTCATCCTTAGTTATCCTAAAGTCTTCGTGTACACCCATTAGGTTAATCTTCTCAATAAATTCTGGAATAATAGACGTATGGGCTGATATCATTGTATATCGTGAGAATAGAATCTTATGCCCTTTCTCATAAGTAAGGTTTAGTAAGAATACATTGACTCCAAATGACTTACCACTACCCCTACCTCCAGTAACAACAAAATACCTACTATCATCTTTGAAAATAGGTATGTACTTCTTGTGTATGTTTATGTTATTCATCTTTAGGTGTTACATCTATAATTTTATCCTTAATTCTCTTACCTTCTATACTATCTCCAAAGAAGTTTATGGTAGGTGCTTGTACCTTAGTAGATGTTTCTTCTTTCTCATCCCCATAAGCGAAATCTAACAGTAATTTCATATGGTTGTAGCTACCTTCCTCAGCTTTCTTAGCTAAACTCTCAAAAGCATTTACTTCGCTACCAAATACATTCTTGATAGCTTTCTTAGCGTACTGCTTCTTTCTATTCTTCTTAGCTTCGTTTAATCTCGGCTTATTAGACCTTTCTTTCTCTGGTATTGGAAGTTTAGGAATAGATTTCTTTCTACTATTCCCTTTTCTTCCATCAGTTGGTTTAATCTCTTGTGAATTGCTCATAATAAGTTAACTAAGGTGTCTTGTTTTTGTTTTCCTATACTGAACATTCATTTCTGGGTTAAAGTTTCTTATTAAATTTCTCTCTAAGCGAGAAGCTTTTTTATTAGAACGAATAAAGTTATTCTCATTATCAAAACGAAATAAATATACGTTGTCAAATGATTTATTTAGTCTATGAGACATAATTCTACTTCTTGGGTAAATGGTTTTTCCTATATAAATAGGATTCCCTTTTTTTAAGAGAACATAAACCCAACTTGAATCATAACTTCTTTCGTGTTGAAAATAAGGCTTATTCATTTCGCAGTCATATTCTAAGTATTCCTTTCCAAAATAATTCATTTGACTCATAACATTGATGCTTTATGGCAGTCCCAACTACAGTAGCCAAACTCTTTATCTATCGGTGTGCCACATTCTTGACACTCACTTTGCTTGTCTTCTCTACTTAAATACTCGTCTAATTCGTTGTCAAATCTTTCCATCTCTTATTTGTTTTTTCTTATTAATTCTATCTCTCTGTTCAAGTAATCTTGTGCTTTAAGCAAGTCTTGTAATTCATCTTTCTTTTTACCTGCTCGTATAACATACTTTATTATGTTACCTCTAC